CCAATTGGTCCCGTCTGACACCAAAGTCGCGCTATTGCCCGCTACGGCATCCAGAATAGCCGCAGCAGCAGCGCCGCCTGCTATACCTACCACGTTACTAGATGCCGAAACAAGCGTTTGCGCTTGGTAGTTCTGAAAGTATAATACGCGTCCGATGTTGGTCGCAGGCGCAGGCAACGTCACGGTGCAAGTCGAACCGGACTTGTTGTTGATGATCCATGTTTCAGTAGCGCCGACGGTAAAGTCAGCGGTCTTGGTAACAGGTGCAGTGCTAAGGCTGTTGATAGCGGCGAATACGGAGCCGAGGTCAAAGGCAGGCGTCAGTTCAAGCCCTTGAATTTGCGTTTGCAGGACGGCCACATCGCTGTCTGTAGCCCCGCTAGGCGCACTTTCGGCTGTCTGTGCTAGGTCGGCCAGCAAAGCGTCATAGGACGCTATCAGCGACGCTGTATCCGGCGCTAACATAACCTCTTCTTCATTGGCTTGCGTTGCCGTAGTCAGCGACAAGAAGAACCGATACCATTCACGGCTAATCGCCCCCGACCGCTCGTCAATAAAGGCGACGCGGGGAGGCGTAATTTGCGTAGGGTTAATCGGCGCTGCCATTAGGCCCGTGTTCCGCTTAACAACAGTTCAGCGCCCATAATGTAAATCCGTACAGGGTCCGTCGCAGACACTTCGTAGACGCGGTCGCGTATCTTCATTGTCGCACCCAAGCGCCGCCAGATCGTGCGCTTGCCAAACTTACCTATAGCGCCCATCGACTTCCAATGCTCGTTCGACCATGTGTGGCCGCCGTCATCAGAAAACCGCAGCATGACTTGCGGGTCCGCGCCTTGGCCTAAGTTCAAGCCGACGCCGGTTTCGCAGTCAAGCTGCATAGCGTGCTGGATCGTGCGCGCCAAAGTGTTAGCGCCGGTCGGCAGCGCCCGCCATGACCGCAGCCATTTTTGCGGCTGGCCATCGTCGGCGTACACGTTCAGGTCAAAGTCGTATATCTTGCCGTTCTGGTAATCGCCAATAACCGTAGTGGCGTTGAAGAACATCTGGCTGTTGCCGCGGTGGCGGTTAAACTGGCCGTTGGGAAACGATGCGCGCTCATGCCATGCGCCGGTCGCCACATCGTACACCCAAGTGGTGTTGGCGGTCGGGAAGTTCAGCACATAGAAGCTGTGGCCGTCTTGCTGGTAGGTGTAGCCGACGGCGTCCTCAAGGTTGGCATATTCCTGCATCTGCCATTCAATAGCGTGCGTCGAGATGCGCTGGCCGATATAGCCGGCGGCCTTGTAGACCATACCCTGACCGCGTGCGTCCTTGCCCAGCCAGTAGACTTGATTGTCCATCTTGGCGATAGAGTAGGGCGCAGCGCAGCCCACTTCGTTATACGCACCTTGAATACGTGTCAGCGGAAAGTCTAGCAGCCCTGCATCATACCAAACTTCGGTTGAGTTGGTGCCGAACACCCATACTTCGCGGTGATCGACAAACACCGCGACCACATCGTCGGGATTGCCTTCGGCGCTGGCAAATTCCAGCGGATCAACAGATAGGCCGTCGAGCAAAGATGTCACCCAAATCTTCTGGCTATTCGGCTCATTGAAGACAAAATAGCCGTCGATGTAACCGACCGTACCAGCGCCGGGGAAGTCAGGGTCGGTGATCTGCTGGAAAACGTCAGTGTTGACGTTGTAGATGTAGCCCTGCGGGTTGGCAGCTACGAATAGCTGGCTGCCGTTGTCAGCCATGCTAACAGGCCCAGTGCCAGCTATTGTGCCTTTGGCAACCGCGTTCCAGTTGCTGTCGATCTGGTACAGTGTCGGGCCGGATACGGCATAGCCGTAAGTGCCAAACTGCCATAGCCCGCGAATGGGGCCAGTGCCGATAGTGGCCAGCCGCGTAAGCCCCGGCGCGCGCTGAAGAAAGGCAGGCTGCTTGCCGCCCTCTGGCACGATTTCTGGAAACAGATTTACGCACCTATTGTCCGCGGCGTTAACCGACCGAGTAACATAGGCGCTACCCAATATAGGCGTCTGCATTAGTAATTCCCGGCGTAGACGTTAAACCGCTGCCGTGTGGCGATAATGCTATATGGCATGGCCAAAACGTCATTCGGATTGTTGATCCGCTTCAGGTTGCGCTTGGCCGTCATGGCCATGCGGCGCACTTGCGGCGCAGGTTCAACACCAAATTCAGGTGCCATTTCGCAAGCCAGATTGAAGCGGAACGCACGCAGATAGCCGGGCGGGAAATGCAATTGCGTTGCAAGGTTGGCCGGCTGGGTAAGTTCTTGCACCGATATAAAATGCCATTCCAGTGCGCTGGACGGCATAGGGTAGACCGACATTTCAATGTCGGGATAGGTCATGTTAACGTGCATGACTTGCGGATAGGTGGACGAAGCGTCCTTAACCGCGATGCCGGTATATTGTTGTTCGTTAATAAACTTGATGCCGTAGCTGACGCCGTTGCTGACAAAATAGGTCGCATCGTCGAGCAGGACGGGACGATTGCCGACAAAGTCGCCGCTGGGTCCAAGTGCGCGTGTAATCGCGCCCGCGGGCCAAACAAAGGTCTGGTCTTGCATCGCATAGACCGCAAGCCGTTCTGTGTTCCAGCTTTCAATCATCTGGTTCATGGCGTTCAGCGCATCTTGCGATGTTTCGGCTGATGGCACTTCGCCTTCGGCTAGGACGCCAAGAAGTCGCAAAGAGCCGTTAATTATGTCGCCCGCGCTGGCCATGATATTACCCCATAAAAGTGTGGCCCCGCTTAAAAGCAGGGCCACGTTTACATTAACCCCAAAGGCGAGTGGCCATCTGTGGGCGGATAGTCTTGTAGCCGTATAGAACGTCAATACGGCAAGGCATACGGTCGTTGTTGATGTCGTATTGACGAACAACGCGCAAGCTGATGCCGTTATGCACCTGACGCGAAGCCATATCTACGCCCTGGGGGAGCAGAAGGTCGGCGGTTGCGAAGGTGATGGCGTCTTTGTGGTATACAAGGTTTTGTGGGTATTGCGTACCGGCAGCACCAACAAAGGTCACGGTCTTGGAGTTAGCTGGCAAGACATTGACTGTCGCAAGTGCGTCGGCAGCCGAGTAAATCGGAGCAACAGTGACAGTAGCTGCGCCGGCGCCCGATGCCGTAACGCTTGCAAGCGCGACGAACTGGAACAACGAACCAGTGCTTTCACGGGTCTGTGGGTTAACTGCAAAGCAGTCAGCTACCGTGAACACATCGCCAGCAAGGACAGTGCCGGCAGCGCCAAGACCAGCCAATGAAACGGACGTTGCGCCTTCAACCGTTACAGCCGCGCCGGTTGTACCGTTGGTACGTGTGCCGGTGGTAAACTGCTTGATCGACTGCGACATGTTGATTTCGTCGAAACCAAGTACGCCAGTGCCCATCATGCCGTTTTTGAACTGCTTGCTGATGGTGTCGGTCGGGTTGAAAAGACCCTTCAAGCCTTCAACCAATCCAGCGTTAGCGGCTGGGTTGACAGTAGCATAACGCGGCGACATGCCTGCTGCGGCTTCGTTCAACTTCTGTTGTGCAGCAAGAAGAACAGCCGAAGTGGCTGGCGTCGTGCCAGGCGTGCCGACCGTGTTACCGATGGTCAAGAACGAGTTGGCAACATCTGCGTCGATGCTGGACGCAAGCTGCGAAATGCGTGGCTTGAGGACACGTTCAGCAAAATCGTCCAATTGCATAGTCAATTCAGCCGACGAGAACGAAACGCCGATGTGCTTCTGGCTGGCAACGGTCAGTGTAGTGAACTGCTCGTTGTCATCCTGCACGGAAAGCGCAGCGCCGTCGGTGACAAGCGCACGGTCAGGCAAGCGGATACGCAGCGTGGAGCCGATTTTGGCACCTTCAACAGCAAAGCTGTCGTCGTACTGGCGGTTTACGTTGCGTGTGAGGACAAGATTATTCTCAAGGATTTCAAGTGCCTTGCGAGTAATCATGTCGATTGTTAAAATCGAGTTAGCCATGAAAAATACCTTAAATTAACGGTTGCGTTGTGCCTCGTACTTCTTGATCTGGCGCAGCCTTTCCGCTTCGATCCAATCTGACGTACTCATGGACTTTGTAGACCGTGGGTCTGTCGTATCAAATGTCGGCGCGCCGCTAGTGCGGGCTGTGACAGGGGCAATCGGTGCCGGGGCGTTGGATGTCTTCTTGAATGTAGGTTCGGCTGAAAGCCGCGCCTCAATCATTCCAATTTCCCTAGCTTGCAAGATGGGGTCTAACCGCGAAATACGCTGGGCGTCTTTTTGATTACTCCCTAAATGATAAATCAA